ATACCTGTATTTGCAAATGTTATTCTTGTAAGATTAGTTCCATCGGTAACAACTGTAACTCCATTAGAAAGATCTACAGTTCTGTAAATCATTGCATAAGCTGTATTATTAACAGCAGCAGTTTGAATTACATTATCTTCAAATGCTCCATAATAACCAACGGGCGTTGGTGTTGCGGTATTGCTTAATGTACCACCTGTTAAAGTAAGACCACTGCCAACAATAATTTCTTCCATTATACCAACACCTGCCGTACTACGACCTACAAGTTTGTTAGTATTCATAGACGTTGTAATAGTTCCTGAAGTCGTTATTGTACCACCCGAAATAAGCCCTGCCGTTGCTACACTTGTTACAGTACCGCTACCTTTATTATTAAAGGTGTTCCAATCTGTACTTGTCAAATAACCTCCTTGAGATGTATTTGCAACTTGAATAGAAAAGACACCTGTTGTGTTATTGTAAGATAAAGGCGTTGTGGCTGATAAACTTGCTAATGTTATACCCCCTAAACCTGCTAATGTATAAGTTGGGATATTTAACGTATTAGAAATTAAAGTTGCGCTTCCGTTATTGCCTGTTACTGTTAAACTTGTTATTCTATTTGTATATGCTGTATTCCAATTCGTTTCCTCTGTTGTTGTCGGTATAACATATCCGCTTGTTAGTGTTAATGCTAAAGTACCGCTTGACGTTATTGGCGAACCACTAATACTCAATCCTGTTGGTACAGTCATAGCTACTGAAGTTACTGTCCCTCCTGTTCCTGTTGCGCTTAAAGTTGTTCCTGTTAAAGAAAGTCCACTACCTAAAGTAAAGGAAACTAAGTTTCTACCGCTATCAAAACCAGCTATATGAGATGCTGATACTCCTGTAAAATTATATGCAGTCCCATCAAAATTTATTATTCCTCCATCATTTAAAAATATTGAGTTGCCTATTAAAGATGCGTCATTATGGGTAATATAGGCACTTGATGCACCTACACCAATAGAACCATTCCCTCCCAATGGGTTTTGGAATATTAAATAAGCATCCCCTCCATCAGCAATTAATCCACTAAAATAACTTAATGTTGCATCTTTATAAATAAATGCTAATCCTGCATCTAATATACTAACTACAGATTGACTATTATTACTTGTAATATCTAACTCATTTGTAGTACCATTTTCATTTAGTATACTTGGTAATCCAATATTCCATGTTCTATTAGCAGATAAATTATACGATACTCCGTTTATTGTTAATGTTCTTGAATTTGGAACATATCCTACTGGAGCTATAGCTATATTTTCAGCAAATGTAAGTTTACCCTTATTATTTACTATAAATGATGGTACATGTGAGCTATCGCCATATGTGCCAGCAACAACTCCTGTATCATCATTAATTGACTCAATAGCGTCCTGAACATTATTTGCAGGAATATCTTGTGTTGAGTTAAAAACAACAACATCAGCTACATCTAATAATTTTAATCTACCGTTAGATGTGCCGATGTATTTTTTACCATCTTCACCAAAATAAGTTTTATTAGGCGTTGCTAAGTTATTTAAATGTAACTTATCAAGCGCCTGTTTTGATAATGCCATTTTAAAAGTGTTTTGTCACCCAAATTAAAAATCCTGTTACTAATGATCCAATAACTGAAGCAAGAACTGATGCTTTTCCAATCCAGTTATTTTTATGTTCATTTAAAATATCAAGTTCTTCTCTATGATAGTCAAGTTCTTTTCTATTTTGTTCTAAATGTGCTGTTATTTTACCCTGTTCAATAGCAACATTAACAAGCATATCATACATTTTATCTATTTTGCTATCTATAGGTGCCATAATTTAAATTCATTTGTTAAGGATAAAGACGTATTTCTAATGAGGTTGTGCCGTTCAGATTATTTGTGGACGACTTAGGTTGATAACAATCAAGGTTAATTATATCGGGATTTAATAATGCAATACCTAATATTATTGATGTACTATCAGATGAAGGTTGACCTAACCAAACATTTCCTATAAATAAACCATCAGAATTAATCTGATAATTACCTTGCCCTATATAAGTAAATGTTATTGTGCCAATAGTGTTATCACAAACTACCGCAGCAGGTGTACTTGCCACAACATCCCAAACTTGTGTGCTGTTATCCCAAATAGTAGGTGTTGTTCCCGTTGCTTCAAAAGGAGTTCCGTCAGTAACGTACCCTACATTACTGAAATCATCCCCATCTTGTAATTGTTCAATAAGATACAAAACACCAATAGTTAATGTTCCACTTGTAGCAACACTTTCTTGTTCTGTTATATTAGCGGTGTAAACTTTATAGCCTCTATTAATAACAGGATTAGTTGGATCAGTATTGTTAACAAAGTCTCCTGTAACTGAATTAACAGAACCTGGATCTCCCTTATCTCCTTTATTACTATCAGAGAATAATCTTTTTTTTATAAAATTCATTTTATTTAAAATATTCTACGTTTAAAACTACTGTTCCTACACCAACTATTGTTATTTGAAATCCATCTAAATTTGCATAATCTGATATTTCAAATATTGCACCATTATCTATAGGAATTCCAAAGGTTGATGATACAGCTACTGATTTATTTTGTAGCATTCTTGCTGATATACCGCTAGTTGAACTTTCTAATACACAAATAGCGTATTTAGCGCCATCAGGTATTGTTAATGATTGTACACTGCTATCAACTGTTATTTGTTCAAATGCAAATGATTTTGGACTGTTTAAACCATATCTAACTAATAGGTCTAAATATGATTTGGATTGGTTACCGAATTGTAATGTTGCCATTGTTTTATATTTTTATTTTATATTGTTGCTCCTAATGGAGGGAAAATTATATTATATTCACTTGATATTGTATCAAACATTTTAAGCATGTCATCATTGTCTATGCAGTTGTTTTTCTGACAAACTCCACCTGACAATCCTTCTACAAAAAATGAGCACCCTGATGTAACCATAGTCATTTCTTCTTCATTGCAATCTCCTTCAACAATTACATAGTAACCTTTACCATCATATTTTGGTGTAGCTACATATTTAGATTGGTATGAATTTATTCCATTAACTATACTTGTATCTATTGCAGGTATTTCAGGGAAAGATGTATGGTATGTTATGTTTTCACATATTGCAATTCCGTTAACAAATACCTGGTAATAAATATCATTACCTGGAGGTAATGTATATTCAACAGCTATTGTTCCAACTGAATTTACATTTGAAACATTATATTCATTTATTATTTCTGAATATATTTCAAGCATAAGCAATCTGTTTCTATCTTTAAGTTCACACTTTTTACCCCATCTTAAATCATTTGCATAAACATTTCCTAATTCTGCAATTTTCTGCAAAATCAGTTGTTGTCTTATTAATAAATCATTTGATGTTAATGTTGCCATTAGTATGAACCTATCATTAATGCTTTTAAATATGAATTACTTATACCTTCAGAAGCACTGTTGCCTATTTCTATTGAAAATATACTTGGATCATTTGGTATAAGTCCAACATCATCTATAAGTAAATCCACTATATTTAATGTATCTATTGACGTAACTTCTTCAATGTGAGCTACAATTACACCTGAATGAGAAAGGTCTAATATCCTTACCTCACCAACACCTCCACCATCATTATAAAGAATAACTTTAAAATGAGTTGGTGTTGCTACATTTAATGTTCCTGGAAATATTATTCTGCAAACTTCTGTAAATGTTTCTGATGCTCCTGCTTTTGTTGCATTTAATGGAATTGAATACCACGCCATTCCATTAGAACCATTAGTTCCATTTGTACCATTAGTTCCGTCATTTCCTGCAGGACCCTGCGGGCCTTGAGGTCCAATTGGTAATGTTATTTCATCACAATCTATACACATATTATATTTTAATTAGCACAATTCTTACAACCTGCTCCGTTGCAAATTTTCTGCAGTTGATTTAATTCATTATTATATTGAGTTATATTTCCAATTCTTCCATTTGCTAACATTGAATGATATAATGCGTAAGCCTGAAGGAAATCATCTACAGAATCACTTGAACAACTCTGACAGCTCCAATCTATTTTTAAAGGCATAGAAAGTATACAGCATTTAATCTGACAATTAAATGTTTGATAAATAGTTTGGCTAACTGTATATACAGGATCTTCGCCATTATTTATTTCTATAATATATTGTAATGTCATTATTTGGTCAGGTATCTTTTGAGATGATGAATAACCAAATGATGTTTGAGGAATTATTGTTGAGTAGGTTGTATCTGAAGATGGGTATGAATATAGGTTTTTCATATCTATATTGAATATTTGCCCATCACCTCTTGTTATTTTAAGAGTTGCTGAAACAGCATCAGTAGTTTCAGGATTAGGAGAACCCCATCCTGTTATGTTTGTTGTTACATTATATAACCCTGTAAGTTCTGTAAATACAAATGACTTGCAATCAGATGATTCACATATTGAAAATTTTAATGTTAAACTCACTTGTATTGTTTATTAGTTATTAAAAATAAAGAACCCCTGATACTAGCTATAGGAAAGGAAGGAAACTATTAGCCAGTAAAAGGGGTTCTAAAAACTATTAGTATTCCTTCCTTATATACTATTTATTATGCCCAAACAGGATCGTTAGGTCCAGAAGGTATTGATGCGTATGCTGTTGAAGCAACCCATGATTGTAAAAAATTATACAATGCAGCTGTTCCTGCTGGTGAATTACCATCTGATGTTGTTCCTACAGCACCAGATGATGTTGCTGGAGTTGCAATTGTAATTATTTTTTTAGATAATTGCATTACACCAGATCCATCTTGTGATGTTACATCTTGTACACCAATTGTAACCATATTATACCAAGCTGTAAAAGATATTGCAGCATTTGATAGTGTAGCTACTAGAGGAGATGTAACAACAGCGTGAGTTGTATCAATCCAATATTTTATTTCATAAACAGCACCTGTAGAAACAGTTTTAATAATTGAACCTGCAGGCAAAAGTAAACTTGATGCATTTTGAAATGTTAAAATATCTTTTGCTGAAGTTCCATTAACATATCCAGTATCAGCTAATGTTCCTGATGTAAATCCTGCTTTGCTTGTTAAATAATCTTGTTCAGGAATAGGAAATAATGTCCAGTTAAGAACTCCTTCATTGCGTTTACCAACTTTTTCAGCTACATAAATTTCTTCATATGTTCCAATACCAAGAGATGCTAAATTAATGTTGTTAACAGTTGTTAGTCCAAAACCAGTTGAGCTATCACATTGTACAGAAAAGTTTACCTTTTCAATTGTATATGTAGTTGTTCTGAATTGATTGATATCAAGTCCCATGATTTCAACTCCATAAACAGAAGCTGAACCACTTGTTCCATCACCATAAATTGCTGGAGACACTCCCGGCACAGCAGCTACAAAAGGTCCATCACTAACTATAATTGCATTAACAACTTTCATTCCTGCTGGACTAGCTCCAAATGCAGATGAATTAATTTTACCTGCAATTTGAGTTGCTAAAGATAATTGAGTTGCTGTTGCTGAACTTGTAAAATCAACTCTCAAATATTCAGGACGTTCTGAATAAAAAGTTTTATCATTTACAAAGTGCAAATCAAAACTGTATGCTGTTGCATTGTTTACTTCAATTGATCCAGTTTTCAATTTTCTATCATATCCAATAGCACATACACAACGTTGAGCTGGAGCATAATTATCTAATTTGTAACTAAATACTGATGTACCATTAATTGGAACAGATCTTTTTAATGATCCATCAACCAATTTATTTGCCACATAAAGAATTGGTGACAAAGCAACTGTAGGAGTTGCAGATGCCGGTGTTGACATTGTTTGATTAACAATTCCTAATGAAGTTATTGCGTCTGCAGAAACTGACGTTCCTGCGAAAGTACCATCTCCGATGAATACATTTGTTATTTTATCTTGCATTTTATTTATTTTTTTATATTATTGTTATTTTATTGTTTATTAATTAAGCTATATCTATATGGGTTATGATACCATTTGTAATTGTAATTGTTTTAGATGTTGGAAGATCTGCTGAAACAAATGTACCTGATACTCCTGAACCTAATGCTAATAGAGCTTGAAGAGCTGCTATTTGTGTTGCTTGTGAATTGATTGCATTAATCATTTCAGCAATTTTTGCATATTGAGTTTTTGGAAAAGCATGTACGTTAGTCCCTAACGCTGGATTTATCGGTAATGATATTGACATGTTTATTGTTTATTTAATTATTATTTATTGTTATTTATTCTTCTGTATTTTCTATTCCTGGTACAAATGTTTGTAATCTTTTAGCTTCAATTCCTTCCAGTCCTATTTTAATTGCTTCATTTACAACTTCTTGATGAACCATATCACTTAATTCACATGTAACTATTGATGTTATTCTTACAGGTTGTCTTAAATATCTAAGTTTATATCCCGTTATTGTTACATCTGATGAATGAATTAATTCAATTTTACCATCAACCATCATCCTTAACACTTTACCATCATATGGTTTTGTATATGGATTTCTTATACTCCCAGAGTATTCCTCATGTGTTATTGGTTTTATATAACACTCATCTGGTGTTTGTATTCCATAACAATTATGATATGTTATTAAAGCTCTGTCAAATATATTAATCCAATAATCAGATGGTAAGTCTACAAACTGTGCATTAGGATTAATGTTATCAGGAACATTTGGATTTGGTATTAATGTTATAGGTTTTACTATATTTTTAATATCCTCTGTCCTTTTTTGTATTTCTTCAAATCCAAATTTCTTTGTATTTGTCTCTCCATATCTCTGTTTTACAAATCTATCTTGAGCCTGATTTAACATTAATAATATTTCATCATCCTGAAAGTTTGGTAGTCCAAAACTGTCAAACTTATCCATTCCAAATTTAAATGCTTGTATAAGTTCGGCTGATGTCATTTATTATTTCTTTTTAGATTTTGCTGCTATTTTAATTGACTGATTTTTTACATCTTTAAAGAAAGCTACAATGCTGTCTATACTTGTTCCAATCACTTCATCTTCAAATTGGTAATAACTACCCTTTCGTTTAATGGCTCCAGATTCCATCATATCTTGAATTTCAATTCTTAATGATACATCTGGATTTCTTACAAAATCCAAGAACTTTTTAGGATCTTTTGTTACTTCTTTATAAAGTTCAGTTTTGATAATCTTTTCAGACATTGTATCAACACCTGTTTTACCATATAATTTTAAGTATCCTTTTCTTTCATCATTTGCAAGACCATAAAATGCTTCTGATGCTTCAAAGTTTAAATCTATTACAAGCTCTTCCATTTTAGCTTTAGCCTCTTTATCTTCTATAAAGAATTGAGCTTTAGGATTTTTGCTTAAATCAAGTTCATTGTTTGCAACTAAATCATGGTTAAGTAAAACTTTAAGTTTTAATTCATCCATATCAGATGCTATTGTAAACATATATGGTTTATCCATTGGAAGAGACAAGTCTAAAACGTGTCCCCAAAATGCTCCATTATTTTTATTTAATGTTCCTTTAGGTAAACCTAATTTCTCACAAAACTCTTCTTCTTCTTTTGGTGTTAGTCCAGTTTTATATGAACCACCTTTTCCTATTTGAGCTCCTTCAATTGTTGTTCTTGTATTTGTATAAGAACTAACTCCTGAGAATTTAATTTTAGTTGCCGGTTTAATTACAACTGTTTTTTCTATTACTTCTGTCATTTTATTTTTTTCCTTTTAATTTTCCTTATTAATTTACTCCCTTATTATTTACTTTTTAAAGGGTAGGTATTTCTACCCACCACTTTAAAAGATTTTTATTATAGATTAGCTACGTCCAAAATTAATTGTGCGCCATCTGTTGGATTTTTCATCATGATACCTTGTTCAGACATTGCAATGAAATCATATCCGTCTTTACCTGTTGCAGAACTTCCGTTCTTTTTAGGACCAGTTGGACCATACAAACCTTCAACATATGTACTAACCATCTCACGTCCTTTTGTATAAACCTTCATAATATTAGGCTCACCATTAGAATATGATTTAAAGTTTAGGAATGTTGCTTTGTAAGATTCAGCAGGACGTCCTGTTTTTGGGTGTAATAAACGGTTACGTACTACAGAGTTATAAGGAGCATATTCTTTCAATGTCATTTTATCACCATTCAAACCTACATAAGTCATAAACTGAGCACCTAATTTCAAGTCTTGACCTGAACCAGTTACAAAGTGAGTATCAACCAATGTATAGTTAGCTGCTGATTTTTTCATTGCCTGGTCAAATAGATCCATGAAATTTCTGCCACATAATGCAACATACTCACGAGGACCATCTTCTGTACCATTGAATGCTAAATCATTCATGAAATTTCTGATAGTTTGTTCAGTTAAATCTGTGTAGTAACGTTTGTTACTTGGAGAGATTTGTTGTTCAAGACCTGCAGATAGATATACAGTGTTTCCACTTGCACCTTTCATACCTGTAGTTGTATTAGATTTAACGTTAGATTTACCATACATCAAAGCTAATTCAATTTCATCCATCCATTGACACCAGAATTCCCACTCAGCATATTTAACCCAAGTTTTAGCTAGTTCATTTCCATCAGGAGACATAATAGCAATATTTAACACTTTATCATGTACAGCACCTGTAATACTAAATTTCTTACGGAATGTTGACATGTAGTTTTGTAATCTCACTGGAGTCACATAATGTGTAATACCTGAAGTTTCAGATGCATCATTTTCAACAGCATTGAAATCTTTTGACAACTCTTTACCTACTACAAGTAAACTTGCAGGAATGTAATCAGCTGCATTATTAGTAACCATTTGACATGTTAAAATGTAATCAACACCATCAAATTCTGGCTCTGCCATAACACGGAATGAATATGTTGCATCATCTGGAACACAAACGTCACCAATAGCAAACCAATTTTCACCAACACCAACTTTAAAAGTTGTTTCAGCAATACCTGGGGTAGCTGTAACACCATCAAAAATTGATCTAGTAATAGCAATAGCTCTACGGCTATCTCCCATAACTGACCATTGGTAAATTATATCATTCATTTCTTTAGATTTACCAATTCCACCTGTTAGGAATGATAAAGCATTTTTATAACCATTTTGCATGTTATATACTCTTGTTACTACTTGAGATGCCATTTCTGGTTCTAGTAAAAAGAAAGAACGCAAGTGAGATGCTTCTGTTAAGCCTGCATGCCAGTTGCCTTTTGTGATTTGTAAATCGCTTATTTGCATTTTTTATTTTATTATTTATTGTTATTTTATTTATTGTTTATTGTATTGCTTTACTCTATCCTACAACTTTTTTAAAGCCTGAAAATGGATTTTCTTCTGTTTCAGGAATTATTTTATTATCTCTAACTCCGGTTTTCTTTACAGATGTGTCAGAGTATCTGTTTAATTTAGATTTGAGTTTTGAAACCTCTCTTGTTTGAACTTGTTGTTCAAGTGATTTTACATCCCATTTATTTTTCAATAAATATGCAAACATATATCTTGAGTCTTCATTTGTCTCACTATCAATTTGATATTGAGTTCTTCCGTCTTTTCTACTAACAGGTTTTGTCATATAATCCCAAAGTTCATTTTTAGCTTTTGGTGTTATTTTGAATCCTCCTATTGTTTCTTTTTCAAACAAACCCTTTCTAAAGTTTTCCCATTCTGAAATTCTCCTTGATTCCTGTTCAGCAGCATAAGATTTTTGAGCTTCAAGTAACATTTGTTTTTGTTCACTCTCAATCTTTTGAAGTTTTCTAAGAGCTGATCCTGCCTTCTTATCTAGTTTACCTAAATCCTCAAGATCAGTTAATTCTTCTCTTATTTCTTCATCTGTATATCCTTCAAGTCTCAATGACTCTTCTATAACATACTTTTGATTTTCTTCTGATGATATATCAAAGTTTTCAAAACTTCCGTCACCATAATAATATTTATGGAAATCTGAAGGGTTTCCTCCATTATCTACAAACTCTAAAAATTTTTGTGCGTCCTCTGGTAATCTATCTCTATCCTTTTGGATTCCTTTACCAACACTTTTTGCCCAAACTTTAGCTAAATCAGAATCAGATTTAATTTCTTCTCCTTCATCAACTTCTGCCAACCCTTGTTCTGCAAGGAATTGTGCAAATGCACCAAACTCATTTAAGTCAGCCTCTGGCTGTTCTGGCTCTTGTTCTGACTCAGGCTCTTCTTCAACAATTTCTTTTTGTTTAGCCTTTTTACTTTTAGATTCAGCTTGTACTTTTGCTGTTTCTTCTAAAGCTTTAGTTTCATCTTCTGACAATCCTGATTCATCAGCATTGTTATTTGGAGATGTAACTGATTCAGTTTCATCATTAATAACTGAATTAACACCTTTTGGTACAGGAGCATCTAATAAGCTAAAATTCTTAAATAGACTTTCTTCTGTTATTTGTTCTTTTTCTTTTGACATTTTAATTTCTTCCTTTTTAGTTTCCTTGTATTATTAGTAATATACATTTATTTGTTATAAAAAGCAACTTACTATATGTAAATTGTTTATTGTGTATAGCGTTTTATTATTAAAATTTTATTTAAGATTCTCTAATTTATAAATAGTTCTGTATGTTAATGCAGATATTTCATCCAATTGATTTTGAATCCATGTTTCTGTAAACATGTTATAAACAGATCCGCCATCAGTTAATATTGCTAATGATTTAAGTAATGATATAGCATCCATTTTTGTAGATGAAGGAATAGATAATTCAATTACTCCATATTTACCTTGATAACTTTCTATTAAAGTATCTGTTAATTCAAGTATTTCTTCATAGTAATCATTCAATGCTGTATGTGCAGCATGTGCTCCTGGACCTTTAACTGCTAGGTGAGTTAAATGTATTTGATCTCTTATTTGAAACAACTTCCCAAAGAAGTCTATAGGTTTCATTGTGTTAAACTGTAATGCCATTTTTATTAATGTAATATTTTTCTATCGTAATCTTCTTTTTCTAACCAATTTCTTTTTCCTGATTTATCATCAAAATAATTATTTATATCCAAATGTATTTTTGTTTGATTGTTTATCATCTCTTTCATCTGACCAATTGTTATATTTATCATAAACTTCTTTTGTTAAATAAGTTCTTAATCCATATCTTGTAGCTACCTTTAGAGCCTCTTCATAGTTTTTATATTTTGAAATGTTTTTCATAGCTTCCTCCAATTTATCCTTATCTATTTTTTTGTAATTTGTGTTCCAAAATCCTCTTTTATATATAGTCATATTTGGATCATCTAGTCTAACTGGAGTTACAGATCTTGGATAAATCTTATCATTAGGAGTCATAAATTTTTTATCTTGTATACCATCAAAATAAGTTTTTATTTCACCTTCTCCTGGATGATGTATTACAAATCTTCCAGGATAATCTTCTATTGGAGCTCCTTTTGAGAAATATACTCCTGGTGTTCCTGTAAAATTATTTTCTCCTGGAGGCATCCTAGCTTCTCCTGAGTTAATTAAATCTCTTAATCCTTTTTCATCTCCTATTTTTCTAAAATATCCACTTTTAGGAAGTTCGTCAGGTAATATTTTTGGTAAATAACCATGCCATAATGTGTTTGTAAGTATATCAGGATTGAATCCATTTTTCACTACTTCTCCATTTTGATTATAATTAATAGTCCTTTCTTTTAATTTTTTAGCCTGTGCTTCTGGAGTTAGAAAGGAATTAAATATTTTATCTTCATTAGATTCAGGAAGTATTTTTTTAGATAAATATGGTTCTAAATCTCTTGATAATTTAGTTTCTTTATTAGGATAAATTACTTTATCATAAATAGTTTTACCAAGTTGCTCTTCTTTTAATATATCTTTACCTTTAGATAATTCAGCAATTCCTGGAATTCTTTTTGCTATTTTCATTAATGGCAATTCTGGTAAAATACTTGTTCCTACATCAAATGCTAAATCTGATAATTTATCTTCTATTGGCCTATATTTATTATTAATTTCATTATTTGCTGAGTAATTTGAAACATCCTTATTAATTCTATCTATTTCATCAGGTGTTCCTTTAATGCCAATCATAGATTGATTCTTTCTTTTATTATAATATTCTAATGCTAATCTATCTTTTTCTTCTTGTTGTAATTTATTGCTTTGTTCAATTAATTTTCCTTTCAAATAAGGATCTTGAAATTGAGGTTGAACAGTATTATCACTCTGTTGATTATATTGATTATCATAAGACATTGAATATTTTGGTTTTGTATCTCCGCCCCATTTATATTTTTTAACTTGATTAGGTTTCCCTATTGTATCATTCTGCCATTGTTGAGGTGTAGGAAAATATCTTGTTCCATTAGGATTATCTATAAAGTATGTTGTATTCCCTTGTTGATTACTCCAATTAGGATGTGGTTGATAACCATATTGAGGAGTTGTTCTAATTTCTTCTTTAGGTTTAACAGGAATTACAGGTTGTTTTACAATTTCTTTTACTGATGGAATTGGTTGTTCTTGTTTAATTATTGGTTTTTGTAATACAGGATGCTCTATTGGTTTTTTATATTGAGGGCCATAATAATCATTTCCTTTGTCAGTAAATACATCTCCAACTACATGAAAATTTGTTGACATAGGATAAGTTCCTTTGTTGTTTTTTGTTAATCTACCATAGGATTTGTAAAAGTCATCATTATAAATCCTATCAACTTCAGACTGTGGAAGTTTTTGATTTCCAGTAGCTCCTACTAGGTTTGAATTATTATTATTAGGTTTATATTTGTCATGCAATATATTGCCTTCTATACCAGTTTTATTAAGAACAAGACTGTCATTATACATCTGATTAGCTTTATTAAATTTAGCTTCATCAGTATAAATCCTATCATAAGGTTTAGGAAGAGTTCCTCCATCACCAAATTCTTGTAGTCCTTTATTAAATGAAACTCCTTGTTTAGTTCCTTTGTGTATTTTATCTGATAAGTATTCTTGCTCTGTTGGGTATTTATCAAAATATTCATCTCTTGAATATCCTTCTGAATTTATTTTATTTTCATCACTATAAAATTTTAAATCATCAAGAGTATCTAATCCTCTTTCCAAATTAATTGGATATGGTGACATTTTATATTTTGAACCAATTGGTGAATTCCATTCTTCATCTTTTGGATAAACTATATCATCTCCTATTTCATTATATTTATTAACAACATCCCTGTATGATAAATTTGGGTTAGCTGTTTTATGAGCCAACATATAATCAATTCTATCTTTTGGTGATAAATCTCTCCAAGCCATTATTTATTTTCTTTATATGGTTCATATAAATCACAGCAATATTCTTCATCTCTAAATGGAAGTTTATCATTTCCTTTATTCCATTTAATCCATTCTTTATTAATGCATGCCTTATGATCTTCTGATAAAAATTTACAATTACCACACATACTTCCTCCTTCAGGAACTCTCATTCCTAATTTATGATTTTTTGGATATTCAAAATATCCTCCACCCATTTTACCTGTTTTATCTACAATCATTATTTCTTAGGTTTTGATTTAGCTATTTTAAGTTTTGTAGCATTATCTTCTTTAGATATTTGCTTTTGTGTATTAATTTTATCTTTTTCAGCTTTAGCTCTAACTAATGCATCTTGTTTTTTAGCCGCTATTTCTTTTTCTTTAAGCATTAATTCTTTTTTCTTTAAATCAAGTTCCACTTGTTTTCTGTCATGTTCAGCTTTGTGTTTATCTTTTTCATGAGAAAGTTTCTGTTGATCAATAAATGTTTTTGAATTAAGTTCCTGCTGTTTAAGCGCCATATCTGTAGCAGCATTAACATCCTGTTCTGGAACCTTTAAGAATCCATAAGCATTAATTTCAGCTGTTTCAATTCTTGTTTGAGAATCAGTGTCAATTTCATATCTTTTTAATTCTCTATCTAAATCCTTTTGTTCTGCCTGGAATGCTTCAACTGCCTGTTCATGTTCCTGTTGTGTTTTCTCAAGTTGAGCCTGATGATCCTGTTCAGCTTTAGCATTATCAGATTGACGTTTATAAAACTCGTCTTCTTTAGTTCTTAATATATTAATAATATCTTTAGGAGAGTCATTAACAATTGTATCAATTATAGTGGATAAATCAGCTTTCTGTTGTTCCATAGCTACCTGCGCTAATTGATCAAGTTTAGCTTTTATTTGTGAATCCTTTCTTAAGTTAGAAACAAATACAGAAAACTCTGAATTTTCAAATTCAAATTCTTCAAGGTTTAATATTTCCAATGATAGGTCATCATTAACATACTGCATCACTTTACCTGTTCTCCAGGCAAGTTTAGCAACTTCTATCAATGATGTATATACACGTCTTTTAACTTCACTATGGGCTTCAAATAAATAACCGGTAATTTTAGCTGATTGAGATGTAGCCTGTTGAACATTTGTTACAGCTTCATCAGTTTTAATAGCACCCATTCTTTGAGGATTAACTCCAGATACAGCATAAATCTGCTGTTCAATATACTGAAGATAGTTCATATACATCTGAACTGAAGATGCTAATGATAAATCTATTGCCTGGAATTGATTAAACCTGTTGGCTAATTGTCCAGTAGCAGCACCCTTTCTTCCTTCTTCAAATGAATTGATAAAACCTATTTTCATTTCTTTTAGATAGTACATCCATTTTTCAATATCAATACCTTCTGATTGAGGAATTTGTGCCAAGTCCATCAGGAATATTTTGCCCATATCAGATGCAAATATATTCTGAACTTTATATGCAATAGCATCATATAGATACTGATATGGTTTAATTCTGTCTATAACAGAAACACTTCTGCTATTTCTTGCTTCATATATAAATCCAGAATAACCAAGTTTGCAATAATATGGATTATCCATTCTGCGCCTTTGATTTGGCTTTGGTTTAATATCCAGATAAATATCAGCACCTATTTTAGTTCCTTCCCAGGCTTCATTAATCCAGAACCATTCCACTTCAGCATCAGGATATATCATTTTGAAATCCTTCATCATTGGACTAAATGTTTCATCAATAAGTTTTTCAACTTCTTCTCCTGAATCAACATCTGTATATGTTAATGTTCCAACCTTTTTCATTGACATCCATTCAACTCTTGTTACCCTTACAGCATAATTATTTGAGTTATTACCCATAAAATTACTTGTAGGAGTTACACCTGATAATACCGGTTTGTTATCAACAATATTAAATTGTGGCTCAAATCCACCTGCTGTTAATGTAGATCCAAATGTTCCCTGTGAATAAACAACAAGTTTGTCAATTGTTTTCTGATCAAGCTGATCACCAAATTCATCTATAATTGATGGAACAGTTAACAGTCTTTCTTCAATTACTGCTAATGCATCATCAAGGAATACATCAGAATCATCCATAACAACAGTTATGTTTAATGGATTACAAACCCTTATAATAGGTTCACCATTTTGTATTCCTGTCCAATAAATTTCTTCTCCAACAATTAAGGCATCCTTAAATCCAACATTGAATTGCCATTTCAAATTTAATCTTTTTTTAAGTATTTTTAATATCCTGTTGGCTTTTGATTCTATCATATCTGAAGGCGACATTTTTTCAGCTTTAAGAACCTGTTCAGGAGTTGGTGGAGGGTTATTGGGATCAACAGTTGATGGATCTATTTCAGCCATTAATTGTTGTTGAAGAACTTTAACTAATTTATCTTTAAGTTGCGTTTGTTTTCTATTTAAATCTTCTGGAGCTTCAGAATACACTAATGCATTATCAGGCATTTCTGCTTCATCATCTAATAGTAAATGTAGTGGTTGAGATATTTTATCCAAATGCATAAATGTGTCACCAAATGTTCCTGATGTAACTCCTAAAGGATCACATATTTTTACAAGGTCACTTGGATTAATTATACCATTAAATAAATCAAAGTTTATAATCTTTCTATTTCTGTCAGATCTTAAACTACTCCCGTTAGTGTAACGGAAATTTACGTAGTAGTTTACACTATTCTTTTTCCACTCTTCATCTTTTTTACTATCTGGTAATTTCTGTATTGGTAAAGCAGATTGAGATCCTGCTGCTACTATATTATTAAAGCTATCTGATGCCATTTATTGTAATATTTTTAAACCTCTAAATTTTTCACTGTTTATTCTTGCTTTAAGCCATTGCTTTTGAAGGAATGGATCTCTGCCTATTGAGTTAGTTGAATTAACCATTGAGTCAACATGTATTTTATGTAATTCTTTTGTCTGAAGAATACATAACATAAACGCTATAACCCTATCAAAGTTGTCTTCAACATTGTATGCTATAAGTTCCTTTAATAGTCCTATTGATTTAATTCCATGGAAATTAAACCTTATATTACCATCATCTGTTTTTACTTCTGTATATAACCAGTCTTTTAAATATAATTCACACATATCTTTTATACCTGAATTTCCATTTGACCCTCTTGTCATGTGTACACCATATCCACGGTTAACCTTTGAATCTTTAATCATATCTTTAATCATATGATCAGGTTGTTCCCATAACCATCTTAATGAATTCTTTTCATTAAAATAATTCTTAAATCCTTTTAACTGATTTTCATATAACACTTTAGCATTATAATATATGCATAGTTTTCTGCAATTCTCATAAAAATCATCTGCATATTTTGGTCTACCTGTATATTCAGCTACAACAATATTACTTGTACTTCCTGCTTTTACAAATCTCTTATAAATATAAAATGATCCTAATGAACCACTACCTGACTTGTCCATATCATAAGGGTCACATCCACCTACATATAAACTATAAGGTATTTCTCCATTAATAGTTTCAGGTCTTTCCCATATAGCAATACATCCTGTATTGTCTTCATCAGGTTTAATTGGGAATGATGTTATGTAATTTAATTCATCATTTGGTCTGAATTCATATTTATCCTTAACCCAAACTAAATCTCCTTTTTCAACTTCATTTCTTTTGCTTGGTGTGGTTTCTAATTCTGTTAACCAATCCAGCATCTCTGGACTTGCAAATATTGCTCCTTTATTTCTTAAGAATGCCTCTTGCCATGTTACAGGATACTGTGTTGTTGCCAAGTGTATTGCTCTTGGATCTAATCCTCCTTTAACAGACTCTCTGTAATACATTATATCATCAAGTGCTGCTAACTCATTTGAGTTGCCATCAGAATCAACCATAAGTTGTCTGTACCATTGTGATTTAGGATCTTTACATTCACCCCATCTACCTTTTGTAGCTGATGAAAAGAAACCTATTGTTTTACCAGCATCATCTTCATCCTCAAATTCAAGCATATTATATTTACGAGGATTAGTAAACATCTCGAAGAAATATTTAGATCCACTATCCATATCACCTGATGATCCATATACAACTGCTGTACCTGTGTAATTAGAACCATTTTTAATTACCGGTTCTGTAAATCCCCATGACTCTGTTATATTAGGAAATAAACCAGCTTCATCCAATAAAAGAATTGATGCTGATTTACCTGCAACTGCTGCTGGTCTGTCTTTAAATGTAATAGACTCTACAGAACTCATATATCCATGCCACACTTTAACACCTCCAATATCCTTCTGATGTTGTGACATAAAATAATCTTTTAAGTCAGGATTTCTAATGTGTCCAAAAGGTGTATATTTACCAAGGTGATTTAAATAACCAATAACCATATTCATTGTTCCTTGTGAATATGTTCCAAGGAATGCTCCTATAATTGTCTTGGATTCTTTATAGAATGTATATTCATGCGTAGCTATACTTGCTCCCTTATAACTCCACCCCTGACGTCTACCTTTAACTGCTGTTAATGATTTCTCATTTTCCTTGCAATATTCAATCATCCAAAAATACTCATAGTCCAAATCAACAAATCTTGGAAAATTATATGTTTTCCTTTTTCTTTTTGTAGACTCATCTTCTGATTCAGATAGTATTGGACAAAAGTTTAAATAGAAAAAATAGTTACCTGATATTTTAATACCGGCACTATTAGTCATTCCATTAATACATTTATTTTTTACTTCTTTCCAGAACTCTTTATATTCCTCTATTTCTTCAGAAATAATACAATATGTACCATATTTTTTCCAACTATCAGCAAGATAGGTAAATTCTTTTGTACATGTAAATTTCTCTACATTTGGAATATATTTATTGTATTTCATTATTTATATTTAATAATACCTAATAAAAATCCCCAAGCATGTAATTGAAACTGTATAAAATTTTCATTATTCCTCATTTCTAATTTTGGTATTAATGATAACATAATACCAGCATCCTTACATTTATATAAATTAAAATATGTAAATTTAAATTTCTTCATTTTCTAATAAACTTAATTTAGCTCCTCCTCTTATTTTAGATCCTATAGACTCTTCTGCCTGCACCTTTTTTTCCAATATACTTAATGTTTCAATATTTTTACCAAGCTTTTCTCCGGCACTTAAAACACTTTGAATTATCTTCATAGACTGTTCTATGTTGTCTTCATCAAATTCTCTTTCTTTTAAACTATCAAAAAATTCCTTTACTTTAAACAATGCTGATCTATAGCTTTCAAGTAACTGAACACTAACAGATTTATTAGCTTCCTGCTGTTTATTTTTTTTAATTTTATCAGCCATTATATTCCTTTTAATAATTTCTTTCCCTCAAACTCACTAACTATTTCAATCTTAGGATCCACCTTCTGTAATCTTGTTTCCACTTCAGAACTCCATTGAGCCATTCCATGCATAACTTCTTTCATTTCTTCAAGCATTAATGAATGCCCTTTAAATCTTGCTTCAAGATTAATTATTCTTTCTTCAATTTCTAATACAGCTTTAACTATATCAAATCTTAACATACCTGAAGCATCCTTGTTAGTATATTTCTCAACTATTGTTTCTTCTCTTTTATTTTCTTCTTTCATTATTCCATTGTTTTTAATATCTGATACAAAGCTTTTCCCATTATATCTGTATATATTTCATCATGATATAATTTTGGATAACCCAAAGTTAATGTCATACAATGTATCAGTTCATGATAAAATGTAGACTGTTTCTGTTCTTCATTTAAACTTTTTAATATTTTTATAGTGTTATTGTTAGGGTTATATTCACCCCAACTCCCTTCTTTATCAACTTTAACTACAAGTTTAACTTTCACTGTTTCACCAAG